GGCTCGACGTCGAGGTGCCGAACGTCGCCGAGCGGCACGCGGTCGTCGAGGTACCCGACCAGGTCGGATACCGGGCGTGCCGCGAGGGACGCGCAACCCAGATGCCGCCGTTCAAGCCCGTGACACGCGAACTGACGCCCGACCAGGTCAAGCGCCTGACCTGAGCCCAGGCCGGGGGCCGTCTCGCACCACACCTGGCGCGCGAAACGGCCCCCGGCCTGCGGACGCCGTAGCCCAGACAACGGGGCTGACCCCTCCCCCCTTCCACCGGCCCCCACCCCCACCTCGGGGGGAGAGAAAGGAAGCGGTCGGCGGGTCTGCCGTTCGGAGTAGTCCCTAAAGGATCCGGGGTCAGAACGTCGGGGTGATCAAGCCCGTACCGGCGATCTTGCCCATGCCGTTGGTGTACCGGCCGAATGTGTAGGCGAAGTAGCCGAAGACCACGAGCAACACACCGAGGCTGGCGGCCTTGGTCTGCTCCGCCCGGATGAGCAGGGGCGCATTCGGGTCTTCCCAGAGGTGGCATTCGTCCTTGGGGGTCACGTAGATCTCGTCTTCGTTCGTGCCCGCACCGAGGTTGGTCGCGATGTTGTTGTCCACGATGACGAGCAGCCCGTTCGGAAGGATGCCTCGGATGCCCTTGCCGTACCCGGCGCCGGTGTTGACGCCACCGGCCTGGGTCGGGATGGACGGTTGGGTGATGAACGGCCAGGTGCTGGACAGCTGTGCCTGCATCCAGTTCCACCGGCGGCTGTGCATGGTCACGTGGGTGACCATGGCCTCACCGAGTAGCGCTGCCTCGATGCCGGCGTTGGTGCCGAGGATCTTCGGCCACAGTTCGGCGGCGGTCGGGGTGGCGTCGGTGTAGGCGGTAGCCGTGGCGACCGCTGACAGGCCGGTGGTGGCCTGCGTGATCAGCGTGCTGTCCAGCGTGGTGGCGTACCGGCGGAACAAGTCGGACAGCGTCGTGTCCTCGATGCCGGTCCCGCGGTCGATGGCCTGCCGGGACACGGTCTGCTGACCGGCCGCGGTCTGGACGTCGATCGTCAGCAGCGTGTCGTCCATGTCGGTCTCGGAGACGCCCGCGTTCTGCGATGCCTGGAGAGCGACGGATGACGCGGTGGTGATCCGGCTGATGTTGACCGTCATGCCGGACTCGGGCAGGTCGTGCCGGGTGCAGCCCTCATCGGCGAACGGGCGCAGTGCCGCAACGGCGGGCGCGTACATGTCCGTGAGGTACTGGGGCACGGTGAGGCCGGTGAATGCGCTGGTGCCGGTGGCGCGCTGCAAGTACTGGGGCCGTTCGACGCGCTCCTCCTGCATGTGGCGGGACAGCCGCTGTCCGGCTTCGAAGTCGCCGATGAACTGGCCGGCGACGTCGCGCAGGAACTGCTTGCCGTTGGGGTCGTGGTCGGGTCGGTAGGTGCGTGCCTCCTGGCCGACCCGGGCGACCTGGTCGTAGGCCGGGCCGCGAGACGCGCTGGGGTAGACCTCACGGGAGAGTCGGTTGACGGCCTCATCGGCTAGGGCTTCCCGCTCGAACTGGTCCTTCCGCGCCTGCATGGCCTCGATTTCGGCGCCGAGCTCACGCTTCTTCGTGCGCAGGCTGTTCACCTGGTTCTCGTCAACGGTGTTCCACGAACGCATCTCGGCGAGCTGGTCCGCGATCTTGTTGTGCTCCGCCACCTTCGTGACCATCTGGGTTCGGAGCTGTTGGATGAGTTGGTCGAGCGTCATGGGGGGCTCTTTCCGCGCAAAGGGGAATCGGCACCCTGCTTGGATTGTGGGCGAACCCCAGGCGGTCTAGAGAGCGCGGGGCCTCGCACGCGAAAGCGAGGGTGGGAACGCGACTCTCAGACCAAAGCTCGGTGGCGCAGCGCGAGAGAGAGATGAAGGTTGAACGCGACTCTCAGGCCAGGCCGTGGCGCGGCGCGAGGAGATCAGCTAGGGCCGAGTCTAGCCGCCGTGTCAGCGGCTACTCAACAACCCGGTTTCCGGTTGTGTCACAGGGTTGTGGGGTCCGCCGGTGTGCGGCAGTCGTGGCAGAAGGTGGCGAGGATCGCGACGCGTTTGACCGCGGCCCGGAAGGGTTCGAGTCCGGTCGGTGTGGGGCGTGTGCACGCGTCGCAGGTGGTGTGTTCCTCGCCGGTGTAGGCGCGCAGTGCGCAGACCGGGCACATGATCGTGTTGGGGTAGTTCCCGACGAACCACAGGGGGCCGATCCGGGTGGGGTCGAGGTGTTCGCACTTGAGCCGGTCGCCGGGTTCGAGCAGGTTCCGGACTGTGCTGCCGGTCGTGTCGTTGACCCAGTGGCGTGCGGGTGCGTCGGGGTGCAGGGGTGTGGTCCCGCCGAGGGTGTTGATGGCGGTGGCGGCTTCTCGGGCTGCGGCGGTGGCCTGGTCGGCTTGCGCGGTGCGACGGGCGTTGGTCGTCATGAAGCCCTCCAGAGGTGTGGGGCGTGGGTTTGGCACCAGCGGGCGCCGTTGCGATCGACTCGTGTCGATCCGGCACCGCAGCGGTCGCAGGAATCGGCGGGCCGCGGCCCGGTGGAGTCCGTAGAAGAGAGAAGGTGCAGAACAGCGTCCCCAGCGTTCCCAGCGTCCCCCCTGACGTGTTGTTGCTGGTCAGAGGTGGTGTCGTGGGGGGACGCTACGAACAGCCCAGCGTCCCCCTCAGCGTTCCCCAGCGTCCCCCCGTCGCCGAGGGGGGACGCTGACGCGGTTCCCGTAGCGTCCCCCCTGTTTTCGCTGGTCGCAGGCTCTTTGCGCGTCGCGGGGGACGCTGGGGACGCTGAATTGCACCTTCTCTCCTCTGATGAGGTCAGGTGGTAGAGCCTCTGCTTCTTCGGCTTCGGCCCGCGCTTCGAGTCGTCGACCTCCACGCCGATGGTGCGCAGCGCAGGAGCCAAGCGCTTGAGCAGACCGCCGGCCCTGGTCGGGTCCTTCGGCCACTTCTTCGGCAGCCGTTCCGGCGTCTCCACCTTGGCCAGCAGCTCGGAAGCGGTGAGCTGGATACCGTCCGGGCCGGCCTTGTCGGCGAGCGCGGCAACGGCCTGGGCGAACGGTTCGCCGTCGAGGACATCGGCGACGGCGTCGCGCGCGGTGGCCTTGTACGAGGTGATCGTGTCCCAGCCCTGCACCTGGTCGACGGCGGCGAGGATGCGGGCGAAGTCGGCCATGCGCGGACGCTCGGTGAGCTGCACCCCCGGCAGCACTGCGAGCACCTTGGCGAGGAGATCGAACAAGGAGGCCAGGATGCCTGCGTGCGCGTCGGCATAGGCCGTGTCGAGTTCGGCCTCCTCACGGCGCTTGTGGTCGGGGATGAGGTTCAGCTCGATGGTCAGCAGCCGCTCGGCGAGGTCACCGGCCAGCGCCCCGGCGTCGATGGTGGTCATCGCCAGCACGCGCCGGAACTCCAACACCACCACGTCGTCGTCGGTGTAGAGGGCGCGGTCGACGATGCCGTCACCGGTGACCGCGCGGCACAGCGCGTCCGACAGCCAGTCCGGGACGATCGAGACGTTGTCCAGGCACAGCGCCCACGAGTTGAACGCCTGCGTCGCCCACGACTTGATGTCACGGGGAGCGGTGCGCTTCGGCGCCCCGGACGGGTCGAGGATGCCGATCACCATCTGCGCGGCCTTCGACTTCCCGGTGCCTTGCTCCCCGCGGAACGCGAGGATCGGGTGAGGAAGGTCGGGAACGAAACCGGCGACCAGCCACGCCACCAGCAGCCGGAATCCGTCATCGCTGGTGTTCAGCATGCTGCGGAGCTTGGCCAGGCCGTCACCGTCGCGGACGGGGTCCGGGAGGGGTTTCATCGCGCCGGATCGGCGGAACAGCACGGGGGACCGGGAGTAGCGCTCCCACCCGCCAGGGCCGATGACGACGCACCGCCCGTCCGCGCTGCCGAGGTCCACCACGATGTTGGTGTCGTGCCGGGCGACCCTGATGTGCGGCACCCGTGGTTCGGCCGAGGCCGCCACGCCTTCCAGCACAGTCATCGCGTCGGCCAGCGCCGACTGCGACGGCACGGTGCCGCCCTGCTCGTCGGTGAAGATCCTCGCCAACTGCGACCGCAGACCCGCCTTCCCGCGCAGGGGGAGCGCGATGTTGGGGCCGTCGATCTTCACCCCGTACGGCCGGCCATCCTCGGACATGAACAGGTCGTAGCGTTTGCGAGCCAGGGCGACGAGTTGCGACGCGGCAGACGGGCCGCGCTTCTTGTTGTCCCCGTACGGGTCGTCGTCCGGTGGTTCGGGTGGCGGCACCTGATCCACCGCCACGGGGGCGACCACACCGAGTTGATCGGCGTGGTCGTCCGCGCCGCGGTAGTCCTGGCCGTAGTCGATCGTCACGCGGCCGGTTCCTGTTCGATGTCGGGCGCCTCGACGGCGGTGTGCGGGAAGGGCTCGCTGCTGCCGGTGCGAACCCACCGGGCGAGTGCCTCGCGGTCGATCTCGCGGGTCGGAGGGACGATGGCGCGGCGACGGCGCAGCTCGGCGAACGTCTCCTGGTAGAGCGAGCGTTCCTGCCACATCTGCGACATGACCAGCGCGGCTTGCTTCTCGGCAGACCGGTCGAAGTACTCGTTCACCTCGGCTTGCTCGGTCAGGGCCTCGATGGTGTGG